TTCCATATCTTACGAGAAGATTCTATTGCAGATTTGCCATACGGAATAAAATTTGCATCAGATAAAAGTCTGAAGTGTGCAATTTCATAACTTTCAAATTCATTTTCATGAATACCAGGTTTGCCTCCATGCCTTCTTTTAAGGCCGCCAAACCTATAATCTTCTGCTTCAATCGCAAATTTCACATAATAAGGATTTTCTATATCTTCACCTTCAATTCGAGCTACATCATATGCGGAAACTGGAAATACATTTATAATTCCATATTTTTCTGCTATATCCAAATGTAAAAAGAAATCACCATACTTACACATATTGCGAACCCATGGCCATAAATTAAATTCTATATTTAATATATCATAAAAAAGATTATGTAAAATATCGTGAATATTTTCATCATCAGTATTAATTTCCAAAACATTTCCATATTCACTTTTCATAGTACTTTCATCTGCATAAATGTCAAGTGCAGATGCAATAATTGGATCTTGATCCATTTGCTCATAATCCTTAAAAAGTCCAAGTCTCTGTTGTGCTTTATACTGTTGTTCTGCACGTAATGAAGATGATTGTATATTTGAATATAACTTTGTAAATCTATCTACAAGAAACCTTCTTGACAACGCCTGAGCTTGTTCTGTATCAGCAATTTTTAATCTTCGGCCTCCAATGTTCCGAACAATCACATTTGTTGAAAAAAGTCGTTTTAATCTACTGTAAAAATCTTTTTCTGCCATTTTTTACCTCTTATTTAATTAACCAAGTTAAATCTTCTCGTTCTCTATTTGGACCAACCTTCATCTCCCAGTCTTTTCCATAAGAAAAGTCTTTTGGAGTATAAACTGCTTCATTTACCGCAATATTGCTTACTGTCTTTTTCATTAATTCAATTCCTTCTGACCTAAGCCTTAATGCCGTTTCTCTTATCCACAAACCTATTGCAAAACTCATTACAAGATCATCATTATATCCTTGCATTGCTTCGGCTCGCTGTCCATTATAAATAAACACAAACAGTTCATCAATCAATCTATTTGAATGAACTATTACAGATTTTTCACGAAAAAATTCTTCTAATTTTGCCACAACCAATGGTCGTGTCTTCATTGACATTGTAAATCCAGGCACCATCTTCCTTTCAGCTGACCTGTGTTTATTTGTCATTTGATTTTGAGTGTCTACATATTGTAAATCTTTACTCATATAAAATAAATTTTTGTAATCTCTATCAATCGCCTGTTGTATTGATGCCCAACCAATAGCAGCATTTTCTATTACTAATAATGCATCATTATATTCAGTAGCTGTATTAACACAAAGGTTTCCAAAATCACGAGTTGAAATTTTACCTTTATATTCGGCCACTTGTTCCATGCTCTCTACGTCTATTACATGAAGTGCCGAAAAGTCCGTTGCATCTCCCCTACTAACATCAGCACACACTATATAATCTTTTGTATAATTTGGTGGTGCCCAAACCCATAAATTTGCATCAACTCCTCGTTTTTCTAAAGGTTCACAAACTTGAGTTTCTTTATATTCTTCTAATACAAGACCATCAACAACTGTGCGTCCAGATGTAATAAAATCACAATCACATTCCTGTGCTGCAAGAGACGGTCCAAGTAATTTGTCTTGTTCTTTTCTCCACTCCTCACCTCTTTCTGGATGTAATGACCAGTGTAATTTTGTAAAATTAAAATCATTTAATCCATCTTCCGCATCAACCCACATTTTATGAAACCAATTTCCAACACCATTCGGTGTAGAAAATGTTTGTTGTGCAGCTGCCCAAATAGAATCCATCTTTTCAATAAATGCCGCTTCATCTAATATTAATAATGACAACGCCTCTGAACGGCCACTGTCTTCACCACTTGCAATTGCTTTTATTTGAGACCCATTTTTATACCTTAATGACAATTTATTATCTTCAACACATCTTTGTTTTAACCAACTTGGAAGATTTGAATGCATCACTCTTACTTTTGTAACTAAATTTTTTGCTGTATCTTGTTTAGTAGCAATTACCAATATATTTTTATCACTATGAAATGTCATTAACCATAAAGAATATCCAGCAGTTAATGTTGATATTCCTAATTGGCGAGCCTTCAAAATGATATTATTATTGTGATCATTCATTTCATTCAACGTCTTTTCCTGATAATCAAACAAGGCAAATGGAATTTTACCCCTTATCGGATGTTGAATTACACAATATTTCCTAAGAAAATGCGTTGGATTTTGAACACACTTAACATATTCAGTTTTGATTGCTTCTTTTAAATCAGGACGCTTGGTCATTATTATTTATACAAAACGTGAACTATACCAGATGTACCAGAGACCACTCTAATAACTCCAAGTTCATATAGAGTTCCTTGATCTAATGATCCACTTGCGGTTATCTGACCGCCACCGGCCGTTTCAATAACTGCATCCATCACATTTTCAACAATAAACTCTAGTAATACACTTGGTTTTTATAGTGTTTTCATTACAATTAGTGCTTATTTATGTAACCAAATACCTAAGCTCATGTAAATATTAATTATTTTATATTCATACTATTTTACTAGGTTTTAATTATATTTAAATAATAATAAATCATATCTTTTTAATCAGGTTTAAAATTATAAATACAATTGTTTTGATCGGATTTAAAATCTATACCCTATTGTTTTAGTTGGTTAATTATACTTATTTTATAAAAACCAATAAAAACAACATAACATATTGTTTTATATAAACTTAACATATATGAATTATTTTAAATATCCTAAAGGTTTATTTTTAATGAATTTTATTTAATAATGTTTTACATCTTTTTAAAATATGAGGCTAGGTTCCAATGAACACGAGTTCTCAAGATCCAAATCGGCGCTTAATCCGTGAAATAGCAATAATTCTTATTATTAAAGTTGCGATCCTTATGGTGATTAAGAACGTCTGGTTTGATGCCCCAACGATTCCAAAAGATTTTAACAATGAAGTTGCCGAGCGTATTGCTGGTGACATGTCCAACAATCAGGAGACACGTTGATGATTTCTGAAAGCGTGGTCGATCTTTCGCGGTTCCAATTTGCAATGACCGCAATGTATCACTTTCTTTTCGTCCCTCTAACATTAGGTCTAGCTTTCATTCTTGCCATTATGGAAACCACATATGTGATTTCAGGCAAAGAAATCTATAAAGACATGACTAAGTTCTGGGGGAAACTCTTTGGGATTAACTTTGCTCTAGGTGTAACCACTGGTTTAACCATGGAATTCCAGTTCGGTACTAACTGGGCATATTATTCTCACTATGTCGGCGACATCTTCGGTGCACCACTTGCTATCGAAGGCCTTATGGCATTCTTCCTAGAATCAACATTTATTGGTTTATTCTTCTTTGGTTGGGATCGCCTATCTAAAGTTCAACATTTAGGTGTAACTTGGCTCGTCGCAATTGGCTCGAACATGTCTGCTTTGTGGATTTTGATCGCCAATGGTTGGATGCAAAACCCTGTCGGTGCAGCATTCAACTTTGAAACCATGCGTATGGAGCTAGTAGACTTTGGTGCGTTGATCTTTAACCCAGTTGCTCAAGTAAAATTCGTACACACGGTTTCAGCAGGTTATGTCACTGGTGCGATTTTCGTACTCGCGATTTCTAGCTACTACTTATTGAAAAAACGCGACTTACCTTTTGCTCGTCGCTCATTCGCAATTGCCGCGATTTTCGGTTTGGCATCTACTCTTTCAGTAATCTTACTGGGCGATGAATCTGGTTATGAATTAGGTGACGTTCAGAAAACTAAACTTGCTGCGATTGAAGCAGAATGGCATACAGAACCAGCCCCTGCTGCATTCACTCTATTTGGTGTTCCGAATCAAGCAGAAATGCGAACTGACTACGCAATTAAGATTCCTTATGTTATGGGTATTATTGCGACACGCTCTACTGACAAACAAGTAACAGGTCTAAAAGACCTTATGAAAGAGCATGAAGTGCGTATTCGCAACGGTATGGTGGCTTATAGCGAGTTAGAAAAGCTTCGTGCTGGCGACCGCTCTCCTGACTTACTTGCTTCATTTGAACAGAACCAAAAAGACTTAGGTTATGGTCTGTTATTGAAAAAATATACCCCGAATGTTGTTGATGCGACTGAAGAACACATCCAAGCTGCAACTAAAGATACTATTCCAAACGTTGCTGCACTATTCTTCTCTTTCCGTGCGATGGTTGCTTCAGGTTTCTTAATGCTATTACTGTTTGTTCTCGCTACATGGTCTGTCGCTAAACGTAATGCAGAAAACAAACCTTGGTTATTAAAGTTCGCTTTATTTGCTTTACCACTTCCATGGATTGCTGCACAAACAGGCTGGTACGTTGCTGAAGGTGGTCGTCAACCTTGGTCAATTGGTGAAATTTTACCAACACACTTATCCGCTTCAAGTGTAAGTACAGGTGATGTGTGGGGTTCGATTATTGCACTCGCTGCGTTCTATACCGTACTTCTCATTATTGAAATGTACTTAATGATCAAGTTCGCTCGTTTAGGACCAAGTTCATTGCATACTGGTAAATACCACTTTGAGAAATTAGAAGCTAAAGCTGGGGAGGCTCAGTCATGATCGAATATGAACTCCTAAAAATTATTTGGTGGGTTTTAGTAGGTGTACTACTGATTGGCTTCGCGCTCACTGATGGTTTCGATATGGGCTCTATGGCACTCATGCCATTTGTCGGTAAAACTGACTCAGAACGTCGTGCTGCAATCAATACGATTGCACCACACTGGGATGGTAACCAAGTTTGGTTCATTACTGCGGGTGGTGCTTTATTTGCCGCTTGGCCAATGGTTTATGCCGTTGCCTTCTCTGGAATGTACTGGGCGCTGCTCTTAGTC